TGGTCCAGCTTCGTAGCGTGGCCCAACAACCTGGTATGCTAATCCATCCTTGAACTTGACTCTGCTCTTGACTATTCCGCCAGTGTCACCAAGTGATTTGTTGTTAGCACCACGCTTCTCTAATACTTTGTTAGACCAAGCACCCTTGCCAACATTGACCATTCTGCCGCCTTTGAAAACACCCCTTGTTTTTGTCTTTCTAGACATCCCAAGTGTTTCCCCGCCGCCAGACCTGACATTCTCTTTTGCCTGCTGTCTAACAATCGTCCCGGCATAACCAACAGCAGTTCGGCAAACCTTTTTAAGCAATTCATCAGATAGCTTATTGAGATCAAACTCCAAGTCAGTCGAGAGAACCTGTGTTTGGGTTTTCTCCCTCCTGCGTGATTTCATTTTCTTCAGAAAGAGTTTGTTCTTCTTATCTAGGTTAGACTTGTAACTCATTTGGTACTCCTGAGTTCAAGTCTCACCGTAAAGCCATCGCCTGAGACATCTCGAACTGCTGTGATGCCGTATGTCTTGCCGTCAATAATACATCGACTCTTTGACGTAACGCTTGCAGCATCGATCTGTGGCTTGTCTCCGATGGCAACCTTTTCGGTTGTTGATTTGGTCATCATCCCGTCGATGACTTCTCCGCCTGAAGCATCAATTAGCTCACAGGGCCATGAGCTAACAGCCGATGTCCAGGTTCCTGACGAGTAGTTGATCTGCCCGTACTCATCTTGAGTAACAGGAGGATTTTCAATGGCCGCGAGAAAGTTCCTGTGACCAATCCTTTTTCGGTTGAATCCAGTTACTTTTGGCATTACGGATAGCTACTCCGTACTAGCTTCTTGACAATGTTTTCGTAGCTTCTTCCATCGTTTGTATTCACGCCATTTTCTTGTGCAGGGTCGTAGTAATAACGACCAACTTCAAGAAGGATTGCCTGCTTAAACAGCCTTGGCAAACAGTCTTCGCTTGTTACCCCACAAGTGAAGTTCACAAAAACTGTGTCTCGCTCGGAAGGGACTACGAAGGTTTCCGGCCATCCATTGTCGTCGTCGAGGCAGACGACCGCATTTCTGCCAGCATCCAAAATGTAGTCGCTGGCTGATACTGTTTGCGTTGCACCATCACTATCCACATAGGTAATTGAACTGATTGCTGATGCCGCTGCCATGTTCAGCAAAATCTCTTTCCCGTCGATAGGGAAACCATATTGGCTTTGCTGCCACGATGCCTGAACAAGACACCTCTCGATGTCTCGTTCTAGCTGTTCCGTTGCACTCTCAATTAGCCTTGTCAGCAGAGCGTCCTGACTGCTTCCGCTTACCCTTAGATGCGCCTTTGCCTCGTCTAGCGTTACTGCTAGAAACTGCGGGCTTGACGTTCTTTTCAGGGTCCACTTCATCAGGCAGTTTTTCAATCGCGTCAAGGTAGAGGAGAGTCTTGATGATCCCCTCTTTCAGAGTCGAATCATCAATGATTCTGCCCGCCTCAAATCCAAGGCGAGCAGACTTAAATTGATAACGATTCATTATGTAATCGTGATCTTCGACAGAACTTCTGGGTTGGAAACTTGGATGTCGATTCGCTCGGTAGCAACGACTCCAATTTGATCGTTTTCCATGTAAAGCTCATTAAGAGTCTTAAAGTTCAGTGCGCGACGATCACCGAAGTAAGCTCCGATTCTCAAGTCACCAAATGCTGCAACCAGTTCGCCGGAGGCCGGTGCTGCTGGCAAGCAGCTAACCAGGTTGACTGGATAGCCAAGAAGCAGTGGACGCTGACCATTTTCAATATCTGCAACAGCGTTGCCGCCTGCTGCGTTGAGAAGATCGCGGACTTGCGAATGGAAGACAACAGGACTCATGTACCACTCGTTGACCGCTCCAACGACTGGGTTGCCAATTCCAGATGCACATTCAGTTAGGTCGGTCAGAGCTAACGCTGCAACTGACGCAACATTGGTGTCGTCTACCGAAGCATCGCCTGCAATGCCAGAAGTGTTGACTCCGCCGGCTACACCGTTAAAGAGGTTTTTGTCTTCCTCTAAGGCAATGCTGTACGCGATACTGTCCACAACGACATCAAGCATACTAAGGACAGAATCCTCAGTGATCTCGGTCGACATCTTTACGAGTGCTGCAAGTTTCTTAGCGGTTAGCTGCACCTGCCCAAAAGTTACGTCACTTTCCGTAATTGCCGCTGCTTCGGCTGGGTAATAAATTGTCGCCTGAGCAGTGACTTTCGGAACCGACCATGTATCCGAAGACATGACGATTCTTTGTGCCTTTTGCCTAGCAGTTCCTCTGTCTTCGATCAGGTTAATTAAGGCATTTGAAAGAGGATCAGGTACAGAGAATCCACCTTTGTTGTCCGTTCCTCCCGACTGAGCAGCCATGAAGTCTTGCGCTCGTCGATCACCTGCGAGTGAAGATAGATACATCCCCGAGATGTAAGCATCCTCAGACGACGCGAAATGCTTGGATCGTTGGTTTTTAACTTTCGCTGGAATCATTGTTTTTTCTTCCTCGATTACATTTTCGATTTGAGAAGGCTCGACAATTGAGCTTGCTTTTGGATCAGCCTTAGCTGCTCGGGCTGCGTCGAGCTTGTCCTGAACCACTTGGAGAGATTCTCGCTGGGTTTCTAGGACTGAAAACTCTGAATCGAGTTCGTTGACTAATTGGACCTGAGTGTCGTCGAGGTCGTTTTCTTGCGATAAATCGCTGAGTGCCTGCAACTCATCCGCGATTGCTTCGAGGCGGGCGTTGATTTCTTGGATCTTCTTCATGATATTCCTTGTGAGTGAAACCCGCCTCGCGGTGGGTGTAGGTTCAATTTTACAGCGTCAGATTTTCAATTTGATTCTTCTCAGTGAGCATTTGGCCCGGAGTGCTGCGTGAAACGCTGGGGAACAGACTGAAAGGATCTTTTGACTCCCAGCCTCAGCCTTTGCGCTTTTGGACTTAACTTCGACAATTTCGTCAACAAATCCCATCGACAGTGCGGTTTCAGCATCCATCCAGGTTTCTGCATCCATCATTGCAAGCATCTCCTCCTCTGGCTTGCCTGTCTTTTCCGAGTAGCTTGCTGCAATATCGGTGTCGAGCAATTCCATCACTTCCGCCATGCTTCTGAAGTCAGAGCAGTTTCCTACCGCAGCAGTCCAGCAGCGATGAATCATGAACTTCGCATTTGAGTTCATCTTTACGGAATCAGCCGCGACGGCAATCACAGTTGCAATTGAGGCCGCGAGTGCGTCAATGTGAATCGTCACATTCCCTTCGTGAGTTGCAATTGCATTGAACATGCTCAATCCATCAGTAACGCTTCCTCCTTCGCTGTTAAGGTGAATCGTGACATCTTGACCAGCATGTTCGGCAAGAACATCTCGGAAGTCATCGGCTGAAATGCCATTCTCAAAATCTCCAATGAAACCACGCATTGTGATTTCATGCTTTTCTGGATTACTCTCTAGCTTCATCTTCAATCTCCTCTGTTGGTTCTTCTTCTAGTTCTTCTTCTTCAGTTTCGACTGTCGCTTCAAGTGCAATCTCATGTGGCAACTTGTCGCCGGAGTCAACAGGTGCAAACCCATGAAGTTGTCGAATTTCATTGATTGTCAGAATGCCATGTTGCTGCATCTTTAGCGTGTAGTCAGCAAGTGAGTTTGGATCTCCTTTGAGCAAAGGAGTTGTGTCAAACTCAACCTCCAATGGTCTTGCAGGGCTAATCAACTTAGACATCACTTCCTCCTCCCATTTGCACATCCACCGTTGCAAACAGTTGTTTACATACGCTGTGTTACGCTCTGAGATGCTTCGGTAAGTCTGACCAGTGTTGTCACCAAGGATCGACTCTAATCCGAATAGAAGTGCAATCTCCTCACGCTGGAAGGATCTCTGCTCCAAGAACTGAGCATCTGAAGCAGAAACGGGCAAAGCTGTCGCTTTCATTCCATCTCTAAGAAGACCGGCCCGACCTGTGTTAGAAACACCTTCGTGTTTTGTATTAAAGTTATCCAGAAACTCTTGAGCATCCTTAGCACTTCTAAACATTCCCACAGGTGCTTCGAGCAGAAGTCCCGGTCGACCGCTATTAGCTAGAGTCGTTGCAGCAGCCTCTTGTCCTCCTTGTGCAAGACCGAAAACATCTTTTGCTATCTCGACAACGTGCATACCCCAAACACCATTAAGTGAGGTGTTCATGACATGCAGTACGTCACGGTCTGGGATCTTGTAATACTCTCCTTGAAGCAACTTTAGAGGCAACGTGTTCTGTGTTGTCCCTTCATGTGCTGTAACCAAATGCCACTTCTCGCCATCGACAAGCATTGTTTGGCAGTTTTCGGGAAGGATTGGTATCAACTCAACTGGGGTGCCTAGATTGTTTCTCGCGATGTAGGCTCTGCCGTTACCACTAATTAAAGCGTGAACCATCATGATTTCACGAAGCGTGAAAGCAGTCATGGCTTGATTAGGTGATACGTTCAGCAGTCGATAAGCAGGGTTTTGGTTCTTTAGCTCCCTATTGCCATCTGGTAACTGCTCATACACGTTAAACGGAAGCTGACTCAAATGACCGCTAATCTTATTAACAGCGTAGATGACCGCAGCAAGACCGAGAGCAGTCTTGGTGTTGACACGAATCCCTGTTTTTGACTTCTCTCCGTTAAAGAACTCAACCAGCCAACTTGCTGGATTTTTCTGGTTAGCAAAAGCCCAGAATGACTTACCGTTTTTCATATTTACCTCAAGTTAAAAACACATTCCCATCCCCGCGACCTGGAGCTATCATTGCTCGTCGGTACGCCATGAGCATGGCGACAAGTGGATCAATCTTTGAAGATGAGTTTGCTTTGTCGAGCATCCATCTATCCTGCCTATCTCTAACCGCTACAGCATTGGACAAGCACCACCGAAGCAGTGGATTCCCGTCGTGCTTAAAGCGTCCATCGGCCATTGCCTGCCTAAACTCAGAGATTGGCTCATTAAAGTGTGCAGTTGTTTGTGCCATCGTTGCAATGACGACACCTTGCTGAGAAACCTGTTCCCCAAACTGTTGTGCTTGATAGGGGTCAATCGCAGCATCGAAACAGTAGTTGTTCCAGTAGTCGTCCACGAAATCGGCTTGGAGGTCTGTGATTGGTGACTCAGTTACCTTGATAAGACCTTGAGCTATCCAGTCACAAAAAGGAATTGCAGTTAGATCCCTTCGGGTGTTCTTTGCAATGTAGGCAAACGTCTTTGCTTCATATCTGTAGATTGGCCTATCGTCCGATCCAAACTCACCTGTTCTAAACCTCGCTACAATTGCGTATGCCGCTAGATCGTCCCGGCCACCGAGATCAATTCCTGCCGAAGCACAATCCGCTTGCCTCCAATCAGACAATTCGCCTCGGCACTTATCGAAGTCTTCAAGTGAAAAAATGCGTTCGGTAGAAGATACTAAAGTGTTCGCGTGGTAACGCTTAAATCTGTTAAGTGCTGTGGTGGATGTCTTGCAAGGCTTTGATTGCGCTCGCAAGAAGTCTTTCGTGATCGATACACCGAGGTTTGGATTTGCTTTGACCCAGTTATCCTCATCCAGTGGATCGTCTTCTTCGTCGAGTTCATAAATTACAGGAAGCAATGTTTCCTCAGAAACAGTTTGCTCCAAAACACTTTTGCAAAACTGAATCTGCTCAATCCAAATATGGGATTGGTCATCGCCAGCAGTCGTAGTGGTCATCAGTAGCGGTTGAACTCTCGATCCGCTGCCTGTCACCATTGTGTTGTAAAACTTACGGTGAGGATTTGAGAATGCGTGAGTCTCATCTAGGCTAACCATTTGCGGATTCAAGCCGTCATAGGGTCTGTCTGAACCAACGCACTGTATGTTGCCACCGTTGTGATTAAACGTCATTACCTTGTTAGCAACGACTGATGACTCCTTGAGCAACTTTGACTGATGCCTCATTCGCAGGCACTCTGCAAAAATGACCTTTTCAGCTTGCTCACGCTTTGTAGCAGCTAGGATGATCTGTGATCTTGACTCAGGCTCGTTTGATACCGGGTTAAAATCAATAGCTGCCATATACATGGCAATGCCAGCAGCCAAGGTGGACTTTCCG